GGACTCCTTCCCCACAAGGGAAGGAGTCCACACCACGGGACACCGTGTATCATCAGATAGGTATACTGTGTAACCTATCCCTGATATTCCACCGAAGGAGGACCTGCTGTGCCATACTACGACGTCCAGAACACAACCAATAGCGAACAAAGCTATTGGACAACGCAAAATGGAACCGCTTCTCCTATTGTCATCAATGACGGTAAATCCGTCTTTGAGGGCTCTAAGGAAATCGGTTTCAGAACTCGCTTGCCTAAGGGCGAGAGAGTCGTTGGTGTTCCGGACAATGTCGCTGATCCCTACTCCTATTTCACCAGTCTTAACGACTGGAAGAAACGCACCCTCGCGGGTGATTTTCTTATAGGCGGGATCATGCCTGACAAAGGTCATCCATGGGAACTTCGGAAGCATACCCGCAAGGGTACGCGTCTGTCTTTCTCACGGATGGCTGGGTCTCAGCTGCAGACCTATGTCAATACCGCGCTCGCATTCAGCTCGGGAGGACGTACTTATACTTCCTTCCCTGCTGTTCCGATTTCGACTTTGTCGAATTTCGGTGCGACGTGGTACGCTAGATTGGCCACGAAGCCCGGTGAGGTTTCACTTGCGACAATCCTTGGCGAAGTTTCTCTTGAGAAGCTTCCGTCTCTCCTACCCCAATCTTTTAAGAAAGGGGTATGGGACTTGAAGGGTGTCGGAGGTGATTACCTCAATGTCCAGTTCGGGTGGGAACCCTTGCTGGCCAGCATTCGAGATGTCGCCATCGGACTGATGGCGATTTCCAACGGCCTATTTGGGCCGGTGGGTCGAGTGCACCGGTATTTTGGAGAAGAGCCAGTTACCGCTTCCACAAGCGGCTCCTGGTCGGGGACTATCTCGGTTGATGTGGGTCGGAGAATTCCGTCTACATTTACCTCGATAGCCAGCTACGGAACTGGGACTACGGTCTCGGGTATCCTAACTGGTGAAGGTACCTATGGATCAAAGACGATGACTCGTCGATGGTTTGAGGGTAACTTCATCTTCGTCCCAAAGGCTGGGTTTGATCCCAAAAAGTATCAAGATCGCTTTGACGCGCTCTTTGATACTGAGATCACTCCCTCTGTTCTTTGGGAACTCGCTCCTTGGTCCTGGTTGGTCGATTGGTATGCCGACATCGGCAGTGCCATTCGAGGCATGGAAACAGCCTTTTCCAACCGAGTTATGTCCGAGTACGCCTATGCGATGGAGGAGGTAGTGGAAGACCACTACTTCTCTGCGAAGAATCTGAGAGATCCGTTTGGCGGTTCCTATCAAGGACCGAAAACGTATTACTCACATTCTACGACCACCGTGAAGCGGCGTATTCGAGCGAATCCCTTCGGATTCACGCTGGGGGTGAACGGCGGACTCAACACGAGTCAGCTATCCATCCTCGCAGCACTTGGCCTCACAAAGGTCCGAGTGTGAAATACACACCCAACCCAAATCCCCCGGCAGTGGACTACTGCCACAGAAAATAGGAGAACCAGTGCTTACTGACCCGCAGGCCGTTACCATTTCTGGTACGGCATCTACTCTGCCCCGTCTCGAGGAACGTCCGGAAACGAACGTTTACTCGGACCGCACGAACAACGTTGACCTTTTTGTCACCCAGAAGACTGACAAGAAGGGCGTCAACCGTGCGACCATCTCCCTCGTGAAGTACGAGATCGTGACTGATCCCATCACTGGGCTCAAGGCACGTGTCCCGTACTCCGTCTCTGTCGGTTCGTCGATCCCTGTTGGGATCACGGCCGTCCAGGCGGAGGCGCTTTACGATGCGCTTACTACGGCGCTCGGAGCGTCCACGAAGGCTCTTCTGAAGAAGATCCTCGGTGGAGAGCGGTGAGTGGGACTGAAGCTCTCATCACGGTCGGAATCGTGGTGCTGATTTCCATCAGCATCACGGCTTTCGGCCTGATTGCGAGTCGACGGTCCTGAGGTCATTGAGTTACTGGCTGGATGAAACCCGAAAGGGAGACATGAAAAGCCTGGTAACTCTCCAGCTGGCCGTCCTGCTCGATGCAGGACGTTTTGTCGGTGTCCACGTGGATCGAGATTCTGATTACATCAGATCTCGTTCAGAACGCGAAGGTGAAGAGTTTCTAACTATCACCTTGCCAACACTCTCGAAGGCCCTTGAGAAAGGTCTTCGAGACGGTGTTTGGCCGAGACAAGACGTAACGAACTTTCGTTACGCCCGAGGTCTCCCCAATTTCCTTAGGGGTTTCCTCTCTCGTGTGTTCTCTGACACGGGCAACCTGTTGGATGACCCAGATGCTAACGCTATCTGGGCTCTCAGACAGATCACCGGTCTGTCTGGGAAAGTCTTCAAGACGACGACCCCCGAGAGGGAGTCGGCGGCGATGAAAGCTTTCATCCAGACTGACAGGGAACTAGGAGAACACTTCCGTTGGGGTATACCCGATTGGATGTGGCGAGACTTTTCCAAGGCTCGCGATCTCCTGTTCACGGATCTGTTCGATAAGTTGGAATCAAGGATTGCCAACTTCGAACTGATTCCGTCTCATGGCCCAGGCTCTGTGGCTGATCGTCTTGATCACCCGGAGCGCTGGCGGTTTCCTTACTGGCCGGAGAGACTTCAAGAAGTCTTTCCGTCGTGGAGGTACACCGAGAATGTCTCAATGACATTCAGCCGTGAGCTTGTGAACCCAGGCGCTGAGATACCCGTGAGGGTTATCGCAGTGCCGAAGACTGCTGCAAAACCGCGCATCATCGCGATTGAACCTTCAGCTATGCAGTATGCACAGCAGGGGCTCAAGAACGAGATTTACCGTGAAGTAAGCGAAAGCTTACTGAACGGTGTGCTCGGTTTTACCGACCAGTCTAGGAACCAGCGGTTGGCGCATCGCGCGTCGGTTGATGGCTCCCTTGCCACACTCGATCTGAGTGAGGCGTCTGATCGGGTTCACCTTTCGGTAGTCATGAGACTATTCGAACGGTGGCCGCATCTTCGAGACTTCGTCTTGGCGACGAGGTCTCGGATTGCAAGCGTGGAGGGAGAAGAAATTCTCCTTCACAAGTTTGCATCCATGGGTTCTGCATTGACGTTTCCGATTGAAGCGATGGTTTTTACCACGATTCTTTCGGCTGCGTCTCCGCACGGTCCATTGCCTGTCCGCGCGCTTTTGCGCAACGACGTCAGCGTCTACGGGGATGACATTGTCGTCCCAGTAGATTGGACATCTCGCGTTGTTGACCGTCTCGAATCTTTTGGATTCAAGGTTAACAAGTCAAAGTCTTTCTGGACTGGAAAGTTCAGAGAGTCTTGTGGGACGGAGTACTTCAATGGCACAGATGTGTCCATTGTACGTCTCCGGGCTGACATCCCACTGTCACGCGAGGATGCAGCTCTCATCAGAAAGTTCACAGATTTCCGCAATCGTTGCTATCGCAACGGCTTGTGGGCGACTGTGAAGGAGTCGGATCGAATTCTCGATCAACTGGTTAAGATACCACCGAGGTGGTACCCTACTCAGATCGACTTCCCTGCCTCCGTTTTGGCAAAGGATACTTGCATCAGGCCTAAGTGGAGAGGCGTCTACGACGCCTCTTACCAGACCTGGTACGAGACTTTCCCCACTGTCAAAGCGGACCCTTCCCCTTACATTGTTGAGGGGGCAGGTGGGCTTCTCAAGTGGTTCCATGAGAACCACGGGAGACTCTGGTCCAGCACAGAGGCTTTCGAGAGTCAAGAACGTGCTCGTACGTTCCGAATCAAACGAGCAAGGCTAGAGATGGAAGCCATCCGTCTCTAGGGGCCTTACCAGCCCTGCGGGCTATCCGTTAATTCGGATAGTGGGG